ATTTGTGGTACTAACGGTAGTACTGGTTTAAAGATACCTTATAATGGAATAGTTCAATCAGTTGTAAATAATTCTATAATATCAACACAATCAGGTTTAGCAATTCAAGATATATTTTTATATACCAAAACAGGAAGACAATCAACCTCACTTGATCCAAGAACACCCGTTATTTATGAAGGAACATTATTTGACAAATTAGGCTTTGAATTAGAACAACTTCTTCCATATACTGGCCAAAGACAATCAAATTTTAATCGTGGTTCTTATGGACAATATTTAGGAAAGAATCAAAGCTTTGTAAATAAATATAATACAATGGTTGCACCTTTTACAACAAATGCATATATATCTGGGGCTGACCAATTAGCGTTAGTAGAAAATGGTAAAAGTCAAAATATGGAAAATCTTGGTGGATCAGCACCAAATCAACCTGTCTTTATAAATGCAATTTCTGATGATTTAGTAGCTGTCAATCTGCCTTCAAAATTGGATTATTCATATTTAATAGTTTATTCAAATATTGTTCCTAATACTCAATTTTATGGTGGGGCTAATGGTCAGCAAAAGATACCAGCTATGGCTTATGTTAGTAGGAATTACAGTACTGGCGATTTCTTCTTTTCAAGTGAATCAAGTTGGACTTATGTTTGTGATAAGGAATATATATTAACAGAGTTTGACGTAAATTTAACATTGCCTAACGGTCTTCCAGCACCTATTGAAGATAATTCAAGTATTATTTATAAAATAACAAAACCCAAAGCTTTACCACCACCTCTTTCAGCATTCCAACCCCCACCAAAGAAAAAATAAGTAGTTAAAGATAAAACAACATATATTTATAAACCAATAAAAACCAACAATGCTTAATTATAAGAATTCAAAGATTTATAAAATCGTAAATGATGAAAATGACAAATTCTATGTAGGTTCAACAACTCAATCATTACACCAACGAATGTCAAATCATAGACGAAAGAAAGACTGTTCAAGTATATTAGTAGGAGATTTAAAACAATGTCGTATTATATTAATTGAAGCATTTGAATGTAATAATAAACAAGAGAGTCTTAAAAAAGAGAGAGACTATTTTGACAAATATAAAAAAGAAGGATTAAACATTGTTAATAAATATAGACCAATTAGAACACCAGAAGAAAAAAAACAATATGAAAATGAAAATGAAAAAAAAACAATATGGAATGAAAATAACAAAGAAAAAATTAAAATATATAAAAAAACATATAAAATCAAAAATAAAGAAATAATACGAGAAAAAGATAAAATAAAAATTACTTGTGAATGTGGTTCAATCATTAGTTCTGGTAATAAATCACATCACAAAAAAACAAAAAAACATATGCAATATATTTCATCAGTTTAAAATTAAATAATTATATCACTATATAATTATTTAATGAAACAATGTAAAAAATGTAAATTAATAACTGCTTATTTTTTCGGTGATATATGCCCATATTGTATATTTAATACTTAGTATAAGCATCTTTTCTCTTTTCAAAATTTAATCTTGATAATCCTTTTTTTTTAGGTTTATTATTTTTAATTTTCTTTTTTTCATTCCAACCAACAAATACATTTTGAGGTTTCACACTGGGTTTTGTTTTCTTTTCAACTTCTTTTTTTACTTTTTTATCTAGTTGTTCTAAATTATGACCATTTTCATAATCAGTATTATCATAATGAGACATTGAGCATTCCATATTATAATATATTGAGATATTATTTTTAAAAAGTTTAATTTAAATTAATTATTAAAAAAATAATATCTTGATTAAGTATAAAGATGAGTTTAGTTACATTATCAAGTAAAAGGAATACGCTTGTTCAACGAGATACAGATCCTGCTATAATAAAAAATCACTTTAAAGATGGTCTTGTACTCAGAGAAGGTACTGAAGTTGGATTAGTTTCTTTAACAATTAATAAATTAGATTTGTTTGAAGTAATTGCTGGACAAAATGATGTTTTTATTTGGAGAATTGGAAATAGACAATCATTTGAACAACATACCGTTACAATTAATGAAGGAAATTATAATGGTTCAACATTGGCGATTGAATTGGCATCTAAAGCTAATGCCTCAACTTTATTGGGTAATTATAAAGGACAATGGACTTGTGTATTTGACCAGACAGGACAAGGAGGTCAAGGTTCATTTACAATGAATTACGGACAAAATGATGTTCCAGCTGCACCTAATGAACAAACCTATTCTGTTTTTGATGGAGGAACTCCAAATTTTACTAATAATGGAAGTCCATCTGTGAATATAAGTGGTTCTACTGGTGGCCAAGTTGATGATTTTTCTTCATCTGATAATCCTTTAATTATTACAGGCAATAAAGGTATTTTTCCAAATGATGGTGATTTTGAATGCATTATCAGACCACAAGAAGGATATACTGAAGCAGACCAAATCACAGCATTACAGGCAGGTGGTAGTCCAGTAGATCAAACTATATATATTGCAGGAGTACCAAATCTATTTGAAGGAACTTTTAATAATACAACAGGTACTCCTGCAGCGAATGGATGGCAGTTGGCTTTTCAATATACAAATGGAGATCCACCAGCATATTGGGTTTATTTAGGAGATGGTGAATGGGGTCACGCATTAACTGGAAGTAATACTGCTAATCGTGCAAATTGTGATGATTTTTATTTCTGGAATCCAACAAGAGGAGTATTTGCCGATGCTGATAATGGTGGGAGACACACTGAAAATCCTTTAGTTGGTGATTTCTTTATTATTACAGGTGGTACTCATTTTACTGTGCCACAAGGTAATGTTGGTATGGGAAAAAGTGTTTCTGGGTATGTAAGAAATTATTTATACAAAGGTAGAACAAATTATCCAGGCGATGTTAATGCTGATATATTAAAAACTTCTCCAGATGGTTTTGACATTACATTAACGTGTGAAGATAATGATGATAAAACTGGAGTTGAATTTTCTCTTGGAAGAATGGTTCAAAATGCTGGAATAGAATTTCCAAATGCAAATTGGAGGTTACCCTCTGCATTGATTGCTGATTTCCAAAATCTTGATCCTACTGCTGATTTCACAAGCCTTCCAGTAATTAGTGGAGTTCAACCTGCTAATTGGACTAGTTATACATATCCAACAGATCATATAAAAATGAGAGTTGCAATTTCAAAAGTGCTTCAAGTTCAAATATATTTATCACATGATACAGCTGGCGATAATGTTTTTATTGAAGAACAATTTGTGCGAAGAACAGGCGATGCTAATGGATTCAATACAACTATTAAAGAAAAATTCTTTCCATTAAGACCGTGTATGGCGATTGGAAGAGGGAATCAATACTTTTCTTCAAGGTATATTGTAAAAGGTAAATATGATACAACTGAAATAGTGAATCCAAACTTCCAAGTAGCATCAGAAGCAATAACACTTCATAAAGGTGATGCAGTTGATTTAGAAGATGAAAGTGAAACAGTATCAACTTCACCACTTGGAGCAGTTCCAACTAATGCAATGACCGTTAGTGCATTATATAAATTTGGTGAGATTTATGCTTCTGATACAACTGGAAATCCACCAGAAGGTGGCTTAGATGCTGCAGATTTAACACCAGTTGGTTCTATTAATACTTTATTAGGATTTAATAGATTATATAATTTTGTTGCAGGACAAACTTCAAATGGTGTGACATCAACAAATAATCCAATTACAAATATTGCTGAACCAACATTAAGTCTTGAGTTACCAGATTTTAATATTAAAGGTGCGAATGGTAATACTGGTGATTCAATGCGAGTAATCGCCGTTGTACCTAAAGAAGAATTAAATACGAATGAAAAAACAGGAACACTTCATTATTATCCAGCGTTTCCAATTATGATTGATTTAAATCTTCCACAAGAACAAATCTTTTATGATCTCAATGCAATTTTAAGATTACCAGATGGAAAAGTGGCTAATGATTTGATTAATCCAACAGAGATTACTTTATTG